TGCTCAAGGACGCGATCCTGCAGGCTGCAGAAAAGGCAGGCGGCAAGGATGGGCTCGTTGGGTATCTGCAGGTTCAGGCGACCACCAATCCGCAGTCGTTTCTACCGTTGCTGGGCAAGGTTCTCCCGATGCAGATCCACGGCTCCGGCGAGGATGGCGAGCACATAGTCGAAATCGCCTGGTGCGTTGTCCAGCCTGCAAATTGATCTCGCCCCTGCGTTCGTGCCGCTGCTTCAGCCGGCGCGTTACAAGGGGGCGCATGGAGGCCGCGGTTCGGGCAAGAGCCACTTCTTCGCGGAGTTGCTCATCGCCCGTTGCTTGTCGAAGAAAACCCGCGCTGTCTGCATCCGCGAGGTGCAAAACACGATCAAGGAATCGGTTCGCCAGCTACTGATCGACAAGATTTCGAAACTGCGCGTCGCGCACCGGTTCGAGGTTCTGGACGCAGAGATCCGCGGTCCGCACGGTTCGTTGATCATCTTCAAGGGCATGCAGAGCTACAACGCCGAGAGCATCAAGTCGCTCGAGGGGTATGACATTGCGTGGGTCGAGGAGGCGCAGACGCTTTCGGCTGTGTCGCTCCGTATGTTGCGCCCCACGATCCGCGCTCCGGGGTCCGAATTGTGGTTCAGCTGGAACCCGAGGCACGACAGCGACCCGGTTGACGTATTCCTGCGGCAGAACGCACCGGCCAGCGCCAACGTCATTCAGGTCAACTGGAGCGACAACCCGTGGTTTCCGATTGAGCTGCGCGACGAAATGGAGCACGACCGGGCGACCGATCCAGAGATGGCGGTTCACGTCTGGGACGGTGCCTACGAGATCATCACTGAGGGCAGTTATTTCGCGCTTCTGATGGCCAAGGCGGAGAACGAAGGCAGGCTGGGCGACTTCCCCTATGACCCGGCGCTTCCGGTCCTCACCGCGTGGGACATCGGTGTCGATGATTATACTGCGATCTGGTTCATGCAACAGAACGGCAACCAGGTTCGCGCAATCGAATATTTCGAGGCATCGGGCGAAGGCGCCGCCGAGATTGTGCGGCAGGCTTTGCCCGAACTGCTGCCGGATCCCGCGCAGGCAGTGGCGCAGATGGAGTACATGAAGCGCGCCGCGACGTATCGCTACGGCAAGCACCATCTGCCGCACGATGTGAAAGTCAGGGAGTGGGGCGCGGGAGCGAAGACCCGGCTTCAGACGCTTCAGGAACTGGGTGTGAAACCGATCCACATCGGCGTCGCGATGGACCCGGCCGACCGCATCAACGCGTCGCGAAAGTTGATACCGATTACGAGTTTCGATCGCGCCGGCTGTGCTCTGGGCATCAAGCGGCTTCGTGGGTACCGGCGTAGGCTCAACAAGACGATGCAGGTTTATTCGGGGCCCCTGCACGACGACAACAGTCATGGTTCGGACGCGTTCGGCGAGTTTGCCGTGAACTGCCCGATTGTGTTCCGCGAGCCGCCGAAGCCAAAGCCAAAGCCTGACATATGGGCGCCGACCCGCAACAGCAGCGACGATTGGAAGGTGGCGTAGATGACCAGCACCTACCGCCGCGATCACGAGCCGCTGCCCACATGGGACGAATACGAGCGGCTTAGCGTGGACGGCAGGTCGATCATCAACAATGCCGCCAGCTTTTTTGAGGGGCAGGCGGACACCGAGAGCACTCCCGCTCCTTCCGATGGCGAGCGCCGCGCGCTCAAGCGGGCGATGGCGCGGTTCGTCATCGACAGCGGTATCGCAAGTTCGAGGGGTTGGGTCTGATGGAGGAAGTCACCTTCGACCTCGCCTATCTGAAACGCCTCTACGGAGAGGCGCGCGACAACACGGACAAGGCGCGGAAGCAGGAAGACGTTTGTCAGGACTATTACGACAACAAGCAGTGGACGAGCGAACAGATCAAGGTCTTGCGCAAGCGCAAGCAGCCCGAGATCTGGATCAACCGCATCGCGCCGGCTGTGAACGGCATCCTTGGCGTGCTCGAGCAAGGCCAGACCGACCCCCGCGCCTTCCCCCGCACGAATGAGGACAACGACGCGGCCGAAGTCGCTACCGACTCCTTGCGATATGCCGCCGAGAAGTCGCGTTGGCAGCGGACCAAGCTGACCGCGGCGAAAAACTATCTGATCGGGCAAGCCGCCGCAGTGATCGTGGAGGTTAACGAGGAGCTTGACCCGTGGCCGCGCATCATCCGGCAGGGTGAGTTCATCTATGACCCCCACAGCCGCGACCCGGACTTCGAAGACGCCCGCTACATGGGTGTCGCGAAGTGGATGTACGTCGACACCGTTGCACAGCTGTATCCTGAGAGCGAGGTTAGCCTTGAGAAGGTGACGCCGGCGACGGTTGCGTTCGATGATGAGGACAAGCCCCTTAACGTCTGGGGCGACAGCGCGAAGAAGCGCGTTCTGGTCATCGAGCTCTATATCAACCAGCGGGGCTGGAAGCGCGTGTGCTTCTACGGTGGTGGCGTGCTCGAGGCCGGACCAAGCCCGTACACCGACGAACGCGGCGTGCCATCGAACCCGATCGTGGCGCAGTCCTGTTTCGTGGACCGCGACAATGGGCGCTACGGCATCGTCCCCGCGATGGTGCCGATCCAGGACGAGATAAACATGCGGCGCTCTAAGCTGCTGCATTCGGTCAACTCCCGTCAGGTCCGCATGACGCAGATGGGTATGGACACGGACGCGGAGACGGTGCGGGCTGAGGCTGCACGGCCTGACGGCATCCTGCCATTCGGTGTGGAGCCGGTCAGCACCGGTGAGAAGGATCAGGGCCAGATCCTGTTGTTGCAGGAGTCCAAGGCCGAGCTTGAGCGCATGGGGCCAAACCCGGCCGTGCTTGGGCAGGGCAACACCGACGCATCCGGACGCGCCCAGCTGGTCCGGCAACAGGCGGGGCTAACCGAGCTCACCCCTGCCCTCGGCGGCATCGAAGACCTTGAGTTGCGGGTATATCGCCAGATCTGGGCCCGCATCCGCCAGTTCTGGACGGCAGAGAAGGTGATCCGGGTCACGGACGACATCGGGGCGCCGAAGTTCCTGACGGTCAACGAACCCGTTGTGCAGGAGGTGCCGGCGATCTTGCAGGGACCGGACGGCCGACCTATGGCCGGCTCGCAACAGATCGTGGTCGAGGTGAAGAACCGCCCGTCCGAAATGGACATGGACATCATCATCGAGGCCGTGGCTGACACGGCGAACATCCAGTCCGAGCAGTTCGCTGAGCTGGTAAAGCTCGCCGGCATCTACGGGCCGCAGGAAGTGCCGTTCGATGATCTGCTCGAGGCGTCGAACCTGCCCAAGAAGCGCCAGCTGATCGAGAAGCGCGAGGCCCGCCAGCAGGAGGCTGCGCAGGGCCAGGGTCCGCAGCAGGAAATGGCGCAAGCCGCCTTCGCCGCCGAGCTCGAAGAGACGCAATCCAAGATCGCCCTCAACACGGCCAAGGCCGAGGGTCAACAGATACAGAATCAGCTGATGCCCGTTGAGGCGGGTTATCAGATGGGGTCCGCCGCCGGGGCTTAACGGGCGCTCACGTCTATCGCTGAACGTATCAGCGGAACCCGCCGCCGGGGTCCGGGCGCATCGTCATGCCCACGCACGGGCAAGGGGTTAACAATGGAAGACGACGATTTTCTGGCCGCCGTCGAGGCGGACAATGCCAACGAAGCTGTGACCGAACCGGAGCCCGTGGTGGAGACACCGCCCGCCCCGCAAGAGCCTGAGCAGCCCGCTCAGGCAGCAGAACCGGTCAATCCGCTCACTCCGCCAGCACTGGACGCAAAACCGGAAGCCGGCTTCGTGCCGATTACGGTCGTTCTGGACGAGCGCGACAAGCGGCAGAAGGCGGAACGCGAGCTGGAGCAATATCGCGCCCAGCAGCCACAGCCTCAGGCGCAGCCGATCCCCGACCCGCTGGACGATCCGGAAGGGTTCGCCAGCTATCAGTCGTCGGCAGCGCACAGCGCGGCATTGAACGTCAAGCTCGACATGTCCGAAGAGTTCGCTCGCCAGCAAAAGGGCGACGAGATCGTGGACAAGGCGCGCGACTGGGCACTGGAGCAATTCCAGCGCCGTCCGGGCTTTCAGCAGGAAGTCTTCAACCAGCGCAACCCCTACGGCTACATCGTTCAGCAGTATGAACGCGAGCAAATCGCGTCGACGGTAACCGCTGATGATTTCGCCCAGTTTCAGGCGTGGAAGCAGGCTCAGACCCAGCTCACGCAACAGCAACAGCCTGCGGCAGCCGCCGCCCCCCAGTCTCCCGCTGCTCCGCCCCGAAGCCTTGCCTCAGCACCCGCCGCCGGTGGGATCAATGCCGAGGTTGCGCAATCGGATGACGAGATTTTTGCGGAGACCTTCGCAAGGAAATAACCGATGGCTGAGACCATTCTCAACTCCGGGCTGACGATCACCCGGTGGCGGAAGAATTACTTCCGCGAATATACTCGTGCGTCGCGCTTCGCCCCTTACATGGGTCGCGGCAACGACAACATCATCGTGACCATGTACGAGCTTCAGACGGAAGCCGGCAAGACGATCATCGTGCCGTTCATCGGCAAGCTGACCGGTTCCGGCGTCTCGGGCTCGCAGGTTCTCGAAGGCAACGAAGAGGATCTGGGCAGCGGCAACATGCCGGTCACGGTCGACTGGCGCCGCAATGCGGTCATCGTGCCGAAGTCGGAGCAGTACAAGACCGACATCGATCTGCTCGACGCAGCCAAGCCGGCGTTGAAGGAGTGGGAAGCCAACCTCCTGCGTTCCGACATCATCCGCGAGATGGGCGCGATCACGCAGAACAACGCCGCGTTAGCGACGGTGCCCTACCTCTCGGCGTCGGAAGCCGAGAAGGATGCCTGGCTCGCTCTCAACAGCGACCGCGTGCTGTTCGGCGCCAATATCTCGAACAACTCGGCGAACGACCACTCGGCGAGCCTCGCGAACATCGATACGACCAACGACAAGGCGAACTATGCCTGGGTCCTCAAGATGAAGCGGATCGCACGCGATGCGATGATCACGCCCTATCAGTCCGATCAGGCTGCCGGCGAGGAATGGTACGTGCTCTTCGTCGGCTCGCGGGCGTTCCGCGATCTTGAGGCAGATGCCACCATCATCGACATCGACAAGCACGCCCGTGAGCGCGGTATCAGCAAGAACCCGCTGTTCCAGGGTGGGGACCTGCTGGTCCGCGGCGTCATCATCCGAGAGGAGCCGGAAATTCCGGTCTATGCGGGTGTCGGCGCATCGTCCTCGGACGTGGAGCCCACTTACATGACCGGCGCCGGTGCGCTTGCCGTGGCATGGGGCCAGATGCCGCAGTCGAAGACCCGTCTCGCCGATTACGACTTCCGCAAGGGCGTCGGCATCGAAGAGCTGCTCGGCGTCAAGAAGATCCACCAGAACGGCGTCCAGCGGTCGATCGTGACCGGCTACGTCTCGGCCTCGGCCGACAGCTAAGGAGTAGCAGGAAATGGCGACTTATCAGTCCCAGCAGGTCTCGGATCGGATGCCGATCCCGAGCCATGGTTTTGGATCGTCG